TACGTGACGCAAAAACACTAGCGTCACGAGTCGAACACGAAGGGTTATCGTTTCTTACAATAACCCTTCCTAGCTTTGGCGTAGCTTTTGAAAAATCGCTTAGCCAAGGTCAGATAGACCCAAATGACTTCCGAATGTTTAAGAAGTCACGACAAATCCCAGCATTTCTGCAAGGTATTGTCGGTCTTGTGTTCGATGCTGATACAGGGAGGATCCAAAATGAACCCTCAGTTGAAGCAATTAAGGGTATACGACAAATTGCGTATGCTTTTAAAAAGCTTAAGCTGGCCTGTTCGTCCGCAAGGACAAACAGGGCTTTCCTCGGGTTTTACGAGGATGAGCACGATCTTGAAGTCGCCATCAGCCAGGAAGACACTGACTATTTCGACAGCGTCTGTAAGTGTCTATGGTATGGTATATCTGATACTCGAATTACTTCGAGTCTCAATGCCATACCTAAACACGGTCCTGGAGCTACTGCAGAAAAACTAACGGGAAACCGGAAGTATAGTATGCAGCGGTGGCACGACCGACTCGAATCATACTTCCCGATGTTGAACTTCGTGTTCTCTAACGAGAACGCCTACGGATCATCGGAATTCGAGCGTGTATCGGTCGTTATGGAGCCGGACGAACAACCCGTAAGGGTAATCACGGTCCCTAAGACTCTCAAGGCACCCAGAATCATAGCGATAGAGCCTGTCTGTATGCAATATGCACAGCAGGCTCTATCTCGAGTTCTCGTAGAGAAACTCGAAAAGTATCGATTAACTAAGGGTCATGTGAATTTTACAGACCAAAATGTAAATCGACAACTTGCTATGAACTCTTCTAAGTCGGGTTTAATGGCAACATTAGACCTGTCTTCTGCCAGTGATAGAGTACCTTTATCTCTGGTGGGTCGTATGTTTCAGTGGGCTCCAGAATTCTTTGGAGCTATTGTAGCATGCCGATCGAAGAGGGCGCTTATGCCTTCAGGCGATGTACTGAACCTGAAGAAGTTCGCGTCTATGGGCAGTGCTCTGTGTTTTCCGATAGAATCCATGTACTTCTACACTATATGTGTAGGGGCTCTATTGCGGAAGCACAACCTTCCTGTGACGTTCCAAAACGTTGAAAGATGTTGTCGGAACGTCTACGTTTATGGGGATGACATTATTGTTCCCACAAACGATGTGGCTACTGTCATTGATCACCTGCAGAAGTACTACTGTAAGGTGGGACGCACGAAATCATTCTGGACTGGAAAGTTCAGAGAGTCGTGTGGAATGGACGCGTACGATGGTAGGTGTGTTACTCCTACCTATATACGTATGCTTCCACCTAATGACAGGCGGGACGCTAGTGCACTAATCT